TCAATATTATAAATCAATGTATGAAAAACGTTATAAAAATTTGGAAAAATAAAGGTGCTATTTTAGAAGGCATTAAAAATAATATTTTTAAAAAAAAACATATAGAAAAAATAGCAGAAGAAAGGTTTAAAATTTGCCTTGCTTGTGAATTTTTAGACACAAAAGGAGACAAATGTGTTATTAAAAAATCAAGACCTTGTTGTGGATCTTGTGGGTGTGGTTTATCATTAAAAACTAGAGCATTAAATGCAAGCTGTCCAGAAGAAAAATGGGATGCTATATTATCAGATGAAGAAACAGAATTACTAGAAGAAAAATTAACTAATACATAAAATATGAGCGTCAAATTTTATGAAATAGGTCATAAATATGAAAGTATTGATGCCGAAAATCCAATTACTTGGGTAAGTGTTACTAAACTAATTGATAATTTTAAAGAACCCTTTAATGCTAATGAACAAGCGGCAAAATGTTCTAAAGGAAAAAATCCTAAATATAATAAATTATCAACTGAAGAAATACTTGAAGTTTGGAATAATGAAAATAAGAGAGCTTTAAAATTAGGTTCTTGGTATCATGACCAAAGAGAAAAAGATATTTTATCTTGTAATACAATTACTAGAGAAGGTGTAGAATTAACTATTATTGATCCTTTAATGGATGGTGATGCTAAATTAGCGCCAGTACAACAATTAGCAGAAGGTATTTATCCTGAACATTTGGTTTATTTAAGTTCTGTAGGTGTATGCGGACAAGCGGATAGAATTGAAGTTGTAAATAGTAAAATTAATGTTTATGATTATAAAACAAATAAAGAAATTAAAATGCAAGGGTTTACTGACAAACGTGGTAAAACTAAAAAAATGCTTACACCATTAAGTCATTTAGAACAATGTAATTTTAATGAATATGCTTTACAACTTAGTGCTTATTTATATATAATGCTTAAACATAATTCTAACTTGTCCCCAGGTAAAATTCAACTAGATCATGTTGAATTTGAAACATCTTCTTTAGATAAGAATGGTTATCCNATTCATTTATTAGATAAAGAAGGCAACCCTGTTGTAAAAAAAGTAACACCGTATGCACTTCCTTATTTAAAAAAAGAAGTTGCTGCAATGTTTAAATATGCTGAAGAATATAAAAATAAATTAATAAAATGATAAAACTATTTGATATATCAAATAACAAAGTAGTTCCAAGTGAGCATTGTTATTTGTTACCTTTTTTAAAAAATGTAATGACTGAATTTCCAGATAATTATTTAGTTATTTATTCTTATTTATTTTACATGTCTTGCAGAAGTTCTGAAAATCCATATTATAATAGACCTAAAGAAGAAGTACAAGAAGAAATTTTAAAAGATTTATCTGTACCGATTGATACAGAAAATTTAATAATTAGAATAGCCATGGAACGATGTAAAGAGTTATATGAAACACCTACGGTAAGAGCTTATAATGGAATATCTAATATGCTTGATAAATTAGCTTTTTACATGGAAACACAAAGCATTACAGATGGCAGAGATGGTAATATAAATTCTATTATAGGTGCAGCTAAAAATTTTGATGCTATAAGAAAATCATTTAAAGGTGTAGCTAAAGATTTAGAAGAAGAACAATCATCTAGAGCAAGAGGTGGTACAAAATTAAGCTACGATGATTAAAAAAAATACCGATGAATTTTATGAGAACATTCCTTTTTATAAAAATAAAACCTGGTCTACTATAAGTTTTAATAGCAGAGAAGAGATGGCATCTATTTTATTTGATGACTATTTCAAAGAACCTGGTCAATATGAATTTGATGAAATTGTTTTTGAATTTCAAAAAGAAGGTTTATTTTTTAAAAAAAATAATTTTTTTTGTAATGCGCCTGATGGTTCAAGAGATTTTATTAATTATTGGGATGATCAAAAAGTAAAATGCAGAAAAGGTGCAATATATCATTCAGGCTCAAAAAAATATTATTTGTCGCGTGATTATTATATGTGGATAAATTTTTTACCTATAATTGATAAAATTAAAAAGAAAACTGATTTACCAGATATACATGATGCACAATATCATATGGCGTTGTATGAAACAATTGGTGAATTAAAATATTTACATGGTATTATTTTAAAAAAACGTCAATTTGGTTCTTCTTTTTTTCATGCAGCAAAACTTATAAATATATTATGGTTTGAATCAAGTCCTGTTTTAAAAATAGGAAGTTCATTAAGTACTTACGTTACTGGAGTAAATGGTACATGGAAAATGATTAACGAATATAGAAATTTTTTAAATGCTCATACTGCTTGGTACAGACCAATGAATCCAGGTGGAGTTGGAGAATGGCAACAAAAAATTGAATACACAGAAAATGGAAGAAAAACAGAAAAAGGAAGAAAAGGTGTTTTACAAGCATTATCTTTTGAGCAATCAGATACAGCAGGTGTAGGAGGATTGTGTAGTATGTTTTTTTATGAAGAAGCGGGTATTGCTAAATCAATGGACAAAACATATGAATTTATGTTGCCTGCTATGCAAGCCGGTGAAATTACTACAGGGTATTTTGTTGCTTCAGGAACAGTTGGTGATTTAAAACAATGCGAACCATTAAGAAAGTATATGTATAAAGCAAAAGAAAATGGATTTTTTGCTGTAAAGAATAAATTATGCGACAGCAAAGGTTTAATTTCAAACACAGGTTTATTTATACCTGAACAATGGTCTATGCCAGGATATATAGATAATTATGGTAATTCATTAGTAGAAGAAGCTTTAATATCAATAAGTGCATTAAAAAAACAATGGAAAGAAGATTTAGATCCAGAAACATATCAAATACGTTGTTCTCAAAGACCAACTAATATGGAAGAAGCTTTTGCATTTAGAGGCGAAAGTATATTTCCATTAGAATTAGTTAAATCGCATAAAAGAAATATTGAAGACGGTGATTATCCATATAAATGTTATAATTTAGAATTTAATGTATCAAATCAAGTAGTAGCTACTTTAAGTAATAAAAAACCAATTACTTCATTTCCAATAGAAAAAAATGCTGAAGACAAATCTGGAGCAATACAGGTATGGGAAGAACCTGATGAAGAAAAAAGTTTTTGTACTACATATTTTGCTTCTGTGGACCCTGTATCTGAAGGTAAAACAGTTACATCTGATTCTTTATGTTCTATTTATGTTTACAAAAATGCAGTTCAAATACAAAGAGTAAAAACAAATGATGAAGTTGAAACTTTTGTTGAAGGTGATAAAATAGTAGCAGCTTGGTGTGGTCGTTTTGATGATATAAATAAAACACATGAAAGATTAGAGTTAATAATTGAATGGTATCAAGCGTGGACTATTATAGAAAATAATGTTCCTTTATTTATACAGCACATGCAATTTAAAAGAAAACAAAAATTTTTAGTGCCGTCTACACAAATAGTTTATTCTAAAGAAATTAAACAATCAAGAACTCAATTTCAACAATATGGTTGGAGAAATGTATCTACAATTTTTAAAACTATAATGCTAAGTTATTTAATTGAATTCATTAAAGAAGAATTAGATACAGAGGTGGATGATAACAANAAAGTCTATAAAAAACATTATGGCATAACTAGAATACCGGATGTTATGGCTATGGTAGAAATGGAAAATTACAACCCAGGAGTGAATGTTGACAGAATTGTAGCATTAGCTTCTTTAATATCTTTTGTTAAAATACAAGAAGGAAGTAGAGGTTTAAAAATAAAAACTGAATATGATAATGAAGAACACTTGGATAATTCAAAAAATTTGTTTAAATTAAGTATGAACCCTTTTAGACATATTGGGAAAAATAATAGTTTATTAAACGATAAAATAAAAAAATCTCCTTTTAGACATATAAAATAAATTTTAAAAAAATGGAAATATTAAATGCGTTAGATATAAAAAAGGGTAAAAAAACTAAAAAAGAAAAATTAAGTGTATTTACTCAACCAATTCAATTTTTACCATTTGATGAAAAAGATGATGAGTGGGCAAACCACAATTTAGATTGGTTAGAATGGCAAGGCATAAAACAAATTATGCAAAAGTCTAGACGAATTTTAAAAAATTACAAACTTGCTAAAGGTACAATTGATAAATCTGATTATATACCAGAAGTAGAAAATGAAATGGTAGAAATGATAGACGTTTTGACACAAGGTCAAAATGAAGCAATGGAATTAAAATTTTATCCAATAATTCCAAATGTAATAAATACATTAGTAACTGAATTTGCTAAAAGAAATACTAAAATAGATTACAGAGCAATTGATGAGTATTCCTATAATGAAATAATGGAAAAAAAAACTGAAGCAATAAGTGAAGTTTTACTCCAAGATGCACAAGAAAAATTAGTTGCTGCTATGATTAAAATGGGAATGGATCCACAATCAGAAGAAGCTCAAAAACAATTAGACCCGGAAGTTTTAAAAAAATTACCAGAAATTGAAGATTTTTATTCTAAAAAATATGAAACTTTAGTTGAAAGATGGGCAGTAAAACAACATGCAGTAGATGTAAATAGATTTAAATTAGACGAATTAGAAGAAGTTGCTTTTAGAGATTCATTAATTACAGACAGTGAGTTTTGGCATTTTAGAATGTTAGAAGATGATTACGATATAGAAGTTTTGAATCCTGCATTATCTTTTTATCATAAATCTCCTAATGTTACTTATATATCACAAAGTAACTGGGCAGGATGGATTGATATGTACACTATTGCAGATGTAATAGATAAATACGGTTATTTAATGACAGAAGAGCAGTTATCATCTCTTGAAAAAATGTATCCTACAAAATCAGCTCGTTTACTAATTGACGGTATTCCTAACGATGGTTCTTTATATAATTCAGATGAGTCTTATGAAGATAATAGAAGATTTGGTGTAGATATGAAAAGAGAATTGGCTTTTATGGATAAAACTTATGATGCACATGATATTGTTTCATATATTGTAGGACAAAGTGAAGATTACGGAAATATCAACTCTTATGAATTATTAAGAGTTACTACTTCTTATTGGAAAACTCAAAGAAAAATAGGTCACTTAACAAAAATAGATGACAATGGTCAAGTTATTACAGAAATTATAGATGAAAATTTTATAGTATCAAATAAACCAGTTTATAATACCGTTTTTGAAAAAAAAGAAAGTTCAACAAATTTAATATTTGGTGAACACATAGAATGGATTTGGGTAAATCAAGTTTGGGGCGGCGTTAAAATAGGCAAAAATGGTGCATTATTTAATGCAACAGATGAAAAAGATTTTGATCCAATTTATATAGGAATTGACAGAAAAACACCTGGTCCATTAAAGTTTCAATTTAAAGGAGACAAATCATTGTATGGTTCAAAGTTACCTATTGAAGGTAGAGTATTTTCTGATAGAAATACTAAATCTACATCTTTAGTTGATTTAATGAAGCCTGCACAAATTGGTTATAANATGTGTAATAATCAAATACAAGATATACTTGTAGATGAATTAGGTTCAGTTATTGTATTAGATCAAAACGCAATACCTAAACATTCAATGGGTGAAGATTGGGGTAAAAATAATTTAGCTAAAGCATATGTAGCAATGAAAGATTTTTCAATGCTACCTTTAGACCCAAGTATTGCAAATACAGAAAGCGCTACTGGATTTCAACATTATCAAGTTTTAGAACTTGAACAATCAAGAAGATTAATGTCAAGAATACAATTAGCAAACTATTTTAAAACTCAAGCTATGGAAGTTGTTGGTTTAAATCCACAAAGAATGGGTCAACAGCTTGGACAAACTAATACAGCAACTGGTGTAGAGCAAGCTGTTACAGGTTCATATGCACAAACTGAAACTTATTTTATACAACACAGTGATCATTTAATGCCTCGCGTACATTCTATGAGAACTGACTTAGCGCAATTTTATCATTCTAATCAATCTTCTTCTAGACTGCAAGGAATGATATCTCCAGACGAAAGAGTTAATTTTGAAATAAATGGAACTGATTTGTTATTAGCTGACTTAAATGTTTATTGCTTAACAAATGCAAATAACAGAACTGTATTAGAACAGCTTAAACAATTATTTGTAAGTAACAATACTTCAGGTGCATCAATATATGAATTAGGTGAATTAATGCAAGCTGATTCTTTAGGCTCAATAAATATAGTAATAAAAGGTATTGAGCAAAAAGCACAAGAAAATAGAATGCAAGAACAACAACAACAACAACAAGCTCAAGAAGCTGAAATACAAGCTAAANAAGAAGAGCAACGTGTATTACTTGACCATACATCTAGAGAAAAAGAAAAAGATAGAAGAAGTCGTTTATTAGAAGCTGAAATAAAAGCTGCAGGATACGGAGCCATGCAAGACTTAAATAAAAATGAAACATCTGATTTTCAAGATGTTTTAAATGAAATTAAAATTACAGATGAATATAATGAAACTATGACTTTTAATAAAGAAAAGGAACAAAATAAAATACAATTTCATAAAGATAAATTAGATTTAGAAAAACAAAAAATACAAAATAAACAAATAGACAAACAAATGGATGTCTCAATAGCAAGCATTAATAAAAATAAATTTGATAAAAAACAATAAATTTTATAACTATAGAATAAAAAAAATAAAATTTTTTTGTAAAATTTTAAACAAATAATATTTAAAATCAAATTTATTATATTATATTGTTTATAGTCAGTAACCAAAAACCAAAAAAATGACAGATAATGTAAATGATGA